CGAACACGGTTGTGATGTGACTTCAATGACTGCTGAAACTGGTACTGCATTAGGTGACTTGGTAGGGTACAATATTACTCTATCTGCTATTGAGCAAGAAGCACCTTATTTAGTCCAAAGTGCAGTAGTTACTTCATTAGGCATCTGATTTGTTTTCATATTTCTTTCCAAGAGGGGGCTTTCGAGTCCCCTTTCTTTTTGCCAATTTTTTAGAATTGCTATATACATATAAATGCTCACAATAGAAAAAGACGAAACGGCTTATTGGTATCTCACCTTAACCGAGAAGGTAACTATATCAAGCCCTACATTTTTATTTAATCTGACCAATCGTACAACGAATACAAAGTACAACTTCATTATGGCAGATGTGAGCAGTTACCCTGATAGATACAATCAATTTCAATTTATCGAAGGCACAACAGCAGACATATACACTGGTGAATATGAGTACAAGGTCTATGCTCAAACAAGTGATAGCAATCTTGACCCATCGTTAGCCGATGAGTTAGTTGAGCAAGGGATATTGAAATGCACAGAGGGTACAACAACTACAAGTTATACACCAACACTTAACGAAAAAATATACGGAGAATGAAAACCTTTTTAGACGAGATAGGTATAAACGTTATGCAATCCATTGCTGGATTGTTTGGTTCACTTCTATTGGTTGGCAAGGGTGCTACCAAGAACATCAAACAAACGTTCTTTGCTATCATAACTGGAGTTGCCTCAGCCAACTACTTAACACCAGTTGTATGTGACCTGGTTAAGATAAGCGATACTAACTACTCAAACGGAGTTGCCTTTATACTTGGGTTTTTGGGGTTAAAGGGTGTTGAGGCTTTCAGTAAAAAATTCTTTAAAGATAAACTCGATGCAGATAATAAATGAATTAGCCAACATAATTATTTTTATCAATGCGACATTGTTCTACATATTCGTATTCGGTAGAGAGGTTAAGGCATTGGCACGATTAAATATAGTTGAGAGGTGGTTATTGAGGGTTGGCTTGGCTATCCCTTCAATGGGTGCTTTATACAACGTTTTGGTAGGTCAATACCCACCGATACCAGAGATAATAATAAACGTGGGGTATGCGAGTCTATTCACGTGGGCATCGATATTCCATTATAAGACATTCGTAAGAAATGGAAAATAACTTTATAAGAATAAATTTAGCGGAGAGCAAACTTCCGATATTCAAGGAAAACAAGTCAAAGGGATTTGTTACCTTTGGAGAGGACAACCTTTACCCGATGGGGATAATTGAGTTGTTCAATAAGTCACCTAAACATAGTGCAATAGTCACTCAAAAGGCATCTTACATTGCAGGAGATAAAACCGAGATTATCGGACAAAGCACAGAGGACATTGCTAAAGCCAATGACTACCTTTCCTCAATAAACGCTTATGAGGACTTTGAATCTTTAAAACAGAAGATAGCACAAGACTTGGAGTTGTTTGACGGATTTGCTTTAGAGATTATTTGGAACAAGGCGAAAACTTCTATCGCTGAAATCTACCATCTACCTTTTCAGAATGTAAGAATAGGTTTAGAGGGTGATTATGTTTATTGCGATGATTGGTCAAATAGAAGGGCAGAGCATTATCGTTATCCTTGTTGGAATCCTACCACTCGTGAAAACAAGCAAGTGTACTATTTCAAAATGTACAGAGCAGGTCAAGAGATGTATCCATTACCTTCTTATGTAGGTGCTTTGAAATATATCGAGATAGACACTGAGATTGCTAACTTCCATTTGAATAGTATCAAGAGTGGCTTTTCTGCTCAAACCCTCGTGCAGCTCTTCAAGGGCATCCCGAATGCTACGGAAGCTAGGAACACCATCAAGAGATTCAAGGATAACTTCACTGGCACTGACAATGCAGGTTCGGTAATAATTCAGTTCAACGACCCGAACGAAACACCATCACGAGTAGATAACCTTGCACCTTCTGATTTTGACAAGTTGTTTATGCAATTAAACGACACAGTGCAACAAGAGATTTTTAGTGGTCATCGTGTTACTTCACCGATGCTATTCGGTATACGAGTTGAAGGTCAGTTAGGTGGACGTTCAGAATTGATTGAGAGTTACGAGGCATTCCAAAAGGCATACGTTGAGCCAAGACAATCACAACTTGATGCAGCGTTAAATAGCATCTTTAAATACATCGTACCAGTAAGATTAACCACAACGAATCGTCCTCCATTAGGACAAGATTACTCTGAGTTATATACTAAAGGATTGATGTCGCTTGACGAGGCTCGTAATGAGTTAGGATTTGCTAAACAAAAAGACCAAAAAACAGTAGTTGATTCCATTAATAACCTATCCCCATTGGTTGCAAATAAGGTAATCGAGCAAATGACGGTGAATGAAATCAGAAACATTGCAGGTCTTAAGCCAATTTTAGGAGGTGACCAACCAAGCAAACCAACGGCAATGAGTAGTGAGAATCCTTTCGGGTGGGATGATGACCGAGATGTAAAAGTATTCGAGCAATTCGGTGAGCATAAGGAAAACTTTGAGGAGGTTAAATTTGAGTTTGCATCTACATTAGGCATTGCTATTTTGCAGTGGTTGAACGCTAACACTGGAATGCAACTTGCAGACTTAATAAACGGAATTAAAGCAGACCCACAAGTAATCACAGAGGAGGTTGCCAAGTTAATCTCTGACGGCTTATTAAACGATGACCTAACCACAACTGAACAAGGCTCAAAGGAGTTACAAGATAGTGGAGTTACAACTGAAATCGTTGTTCGTTACGAGTACACCAAAGCACCTGGTATTAGTGGTTCAGAGGTTATCCCCACATCAAGAGATTTTTGCAGAAGGTTAGTTGGATTTAATCGTTTGTACACAAGAGAAGATATAGAGCAAATGACATCTATTTTGGGTTACGATGTTTGGAGAAGGAGAGGAGGATGGATGACAGTCAAAGGAAGTTCACCTGCCGTTCACGTTCCTTATTGCAGACACTATTGGGCATCAAGATTAGTTAGAAGAAAATTATGACAAACTTTGTATATTTAATATCGACCACATACCTTAAGACCAATACACCTTTAAACGAAAACTTGGATGACAAGTTGTTAAAGAGTGCAATCAAGGAAGCACAAGAGATATACATTAGAGATGTCATTGGAAGTGGCATATATGATGAGGTATTAGACCAAGCCTACAACGGCACTCTAACGGCTTTAAATACAACGTTGATAGATTCCTATATTGCACCTTGTTTGAAGTATTATACACTCGTTGAAAGTATGCTTCCATTGACGTTCAAGTTTATGAATAAATCGGTAGCAAGTAGGAATAGTGAGAACGCTACACCTATCACTACTGACGAGTTGACAATGATTGAGCAGAGGTACAGAGACAAAGCAGAATATTACGCTGAAAGGTTGCGAGATTATCTCAAAGAGAACCCAACGGACTATCCTAAATACTTGAATCCTGGTACTGGCTTTGATGTAATAAGACCAAAAAATACTGCTTTCTTTGGAGGTATGTACTTGCCAGGCACAGATGACGATTGCTTCTATAACTATGACTTCCCAGATGACTACGAAAAATAAATGGCGATTAAAAAACGAAGCCAAACTAAAACAGTATGACTCTAAATCAAATAATCAAAACAATACAAACAAAAGCGGAGTCTCACAAAATGGTGGGAAAGTTCGCAGTAGGAGCTGATTTCGACTTTGCAGTAGACGAGGTCAAGTACTATCCGATTGTTTGGCTTGTACCTAATGGCTTTACCTTTAACACCGATACAAGATTAGTTTCGTACCAATTCGCTTTGATGGTAATGGATAGAACCTTTGAGAGTAGTTCTAACACCATTGAGGTATTATCTGACACGGCAGGTATTATCATTGATATAGTAACTCTTTTAAAACGAACAGATGCAGACTTTGAAATCCAAGTTAGCGGAAATGCTGAACCCTTTTACGATAGTCGTACTGACGTTGTGGCTGGTCACGTTATCGATTTTACTATCGACACGGCATACCTCGAGTCCTATTGTGACATACCAACCTGATACGAGTAGGGTTATTATCATAAGAGAAATCTATGCAGTTGACAAAGAGATTGATAGTATTTACAACATCTACGCTGATAGTATTAGCAGCCC